ACATCCGTACACGTGCTAACATGAAAGTTGGTTTCAACTTTGTTAACCCTGCGGAGATCGTATTCTATTCTTAATAATAATCATGAGCCCTCAAAAGTGGGGGCTCTTTAATACTTTATAACAATGGCCATACCATGTCAAGCCCTTGAGGCAATCGTAAAATCATGCGAGAACAACAGTGGTGGTATTTATGGTATTTGGATTATTCCTCAAGATGAGATTGCATCTATCACTCCAACAGACCCATCAGCAGGTCTTGGTTGGCAGATTACTACAATCAACCTTGCAGGTCTTACTCTATTCACCAACTACTACATTAAACGCAACACTTCTAACTTTACAGAGGACAGCACTATTGACCTAGTTAATGGTAGCTCATTTGTAACTGCAACAGTTAATCTAATGTTCCACCGCAGAGAGGCTGATAAGTCTCGAGCTATTAAAATCTTAGGTGCAGGTCAGCAGTACTTGGCTGCCGTAATATTAGATGCTAATGGTCTATTCTGGTACTTCCCATACTTGCAGGTATCTGCTACAGGTGAGGGCTCCGGAACGGCGCGTGCAGATGGTAGTAAATATTCCGTTACTCTAGTTGCGGAAAATGAGTACCTCGCATATACAGTAGACCCTGCAGGTTTAGGTACAATAGGTATCAACGTATAATATCCTGCCTCTCTATATCTTAGAGCCCTGCCACTATGGTGGGGCTTTTTTTATGAACATTTGACAAACCTAAATTAATATAGGTGTGATATACTTAGATCAAGGTGTTATTAATCAGTTTGTACTGACCCTATCAGAGGTCACTACGGTTACTACACCACACTACTTATTTGTATTCACTAACGAAATGAATACCACTAGCACACCACAGCTCTTCACATCTGCTGATACAAGTGCTTACCCTGAAAGATACAATCTGTTTACTCTAGATGAGCCTACAGATATTGCACTCTTGAAAGGTCAGTATGACTACCAGGTATATGAGAGCTCAACACCATTTGTATTGCCCCTTACAATAGCACAAACTACAGGCGTAGTAATTGAAGAGGGTAGGATGGTAGTAAGTGGTCCTGCAGGTACATCAATATACGATTAAACTATGGCTTGGTACGAAAGACTATTTAACAGCAAACCAAAAGGCCCCGAAATGGTGGAGGGCTATCAATCATTTAGCACCCCATTCCTACCGGTAGGTAGAGGCAACTTGACACTGCCATACATCAATGGCCGATATGTGCAAGAGTCATGGGTTAGATTTGGTGAGGGCAACCTATACCCTGAAATGCTCAATCAAATGTACTTCAGCTCACCCCTACATGGTGCCATTGTGGACTTTAAGACCAATGCTGTGATTGGTGGAGGGTTTAATCTAATAACTGACAAGCTCACACCACAAGAAAAGCTAGAGATGTTTAGCTTTGAGAAAAAAGCACACCTCAAGCACACTGTTAAGTCTGTTACTAAGCAGTTAATCATTCACAATCGAGTATATTTCAAGCTGTATTTTGGTGAGAAACGCAAGCTTATTAAGATTGAGAACGTGAGCCCTGAGAAAGTAAGGGTATCACCATGCAAAAAGTACTACTATTTGTCTGATGATTGGAGTACCAGGATAGATACTGAACAAATAAAGCCTTACCACATCACCTGTACGGATGAAATTCAGCTATATTGCTATGAGGTCAAGTCCGTTGGGCAGGATTACTACCCACTACCTACCTATACAAGTGCTCTAAACTTTGCTTTTTTAAGTGGTGAGCTATCTTATTTCGCAAAAAGCAACATTCAAAATAGTGTTTTCCCATCCTTTGCTATGATGTTCCCAAAGAGACCACAGTCTGAAGAGGAGAAACACATGATTAAGGAAACAATTGACCGCCTTAAGGGTGCAGCCAATGCAGGAAAGGCAGTAGCATTCTTTGCTAACTCAGCGGACCAACTACCAAAGATTGAAAGCCTACCAACTAATGGCAATGATAAGCTATTTCATGAGGCATCTGCATTGAACACTGAGCAGATATGTTTTAGCCACACCATTGACCCTATCCTCATGGGTATCCGAACCACAGGAGCCCTAGGCAGTGGCAGTGATATTAAGCAGGCCTATGTTATCTTTGAGAAAAATGTAGTAATGGAGCTACGCCAACAGGTCACAAGTATATTCCAAGAGCTCTTGACTATTGCCCGCATCCCTGCGGAGTTTACAATCAATAACTTTCAGATCATTGGTGATACTATTGTTGAGGTAGATGAAGATACTGCAAAGGTAAAGGATGCATTGAATAGCTTGAGTGATGCACTACTTGGTAAAGTACTTGAAAAGATGACTACTAATGAGATTAGAGCTCTTGCTTCATTGCCTCCCATTGATGAACCTACTAACACTGCTCAGTAATGTTATATTTTATCACTGAAACCTACCTAAAAACAAACACACCCATCACAGCCAATGTGGATGTGACTGATGTGACCCCATACATAGCTACTCAGAGTGCACTAAGGATACAGCCTATCCTGGGCACCACGTTCTACAATCACATGTTGACTGCTTACAACAATCAGACTCTTACACCTGATGAGATAGATCTAGTTGAGTTCATTCAACCGGTTATTGCATGGAGGAGTGCAGAGGATGCAGTATTTGGGTTGACGTATCAGCTAAAAAACAAAGGATTGCAGACTCAGAATGGTGACTACTCTGCAAGCGTATCACGTTCAGAGGTGGCCTTTGGCATGGAGCACTATGCACAAAAGGCTAGTTTCTTTGAGCAACGTCTAATCAGATGGCTACTTGCTAACCGCAACCTGTTCCCTATCTTTATCAGTACAGCTAATCAGGACACTGATTTACGGCCTATGTTTAACCACTGCTCTTGCATCAATCAGTATCAGTTGACTTGCACAGGTATGTGTGGTAACTTCTTAGAGAACGGATACAATAACAGCATCCTTATCTTGTAATGAAGACACAGCTCACCATACTACTAGCTACCATGCAGGCCAATTGGTTTAAGCTGTTAGCTGTTGTCAGTACATTCCTCATGCCAATATCAGGGCTATTGTTCCTTGTAGGGTTTGTCATTCTATTGGATACGATAACAGGAGTATGGAAGAGCATTAAGCACAAGGTGCCAATCACCAGCAGGGGGTTGAGTGCAATCATTAGCAAGATGTTGCTGTATGAGGTTACTGTGATTATGTTCTACATGATTGATAAATTCATACTTAATAACATCATACTGCAGTTCTTTTCAGTGGAGCTCATGCTCACTAAGATACTTGCTCTTATCCTGGTATCAATCGAGGTAATGAGCATAAACGAAAACTACAAAGCAGTTAAAGGCCTTGACCTATGGCAGGCAATGAAGAACCTATTCTCAAGAGCTAAGGAGATTAAAAAAGAGGTCGATGAAATTAGACACAAGCAAGATATTACAGGAACGCCTGTCTAAGGGGCAATACTTCCATGAGGAGGCCCCTAAATCACAAATATATCTACATCACACAGCAGGCAATGGTAATGCTGTAGCTGTATCTAGGTGGTGGAATAGCAACGGAGATAGGATAGCTACTGCATTCGTGGTAGGTGAGAAAGGATCTATTGTGCAATGTTTCAGCTCCAGGCATTGGGCCTACCATCTAGGCATAGATAGTCAGGACTTTGCAGTACATGGCCTCAAATATCAGAACCTAAACAAGCTATCTGTTGGAATTGAGATATGCAATTGGGGCCCATTGAAGCTCAAGGATGGCAAGTACTACAACTATGTTAAGGGAGTAGTGGACCCATCAATGGTTACTATCTTAGATAAGCCATACAAGGGGCATGTGCTATGGTACAAATATACGGATGAGCAGATTGAAAGCACTCGACAATTGGTGGAGTACCTATGTGAGACCTATGACATTTCTAAGACTTACCGGTCAGAGATATTTGCAATAGATAAAGAGGCTTTCAAAGGTACTGCAGGTATATACACCCATAACAGTGTACGCAAAGATAAGAGTGATATCTACCCATGCCCTAGAATGATTGAAATGCTACAAAACCTTTAACCCATGAGGCTTTCAAGATTTATTTTGTCGCATATTTCTCCTATATTTGCGACAGTTTTTAATACACCCGATATGCTTAGTAGATTAACATCACGCACACTTATCGGGTTTTCTCTTTTGTGTGTGTTACTATCCTGCTCAGCTCCTAAAAGAGCTCAATGGCATTATAAGAAGGCATTAAAGAATGGCCTGCAGGTGATCCAGGATAGTGATACTATTAGGATAGCTACTGTGGATTCATTCCCTGTGATACACAATGATACTATAGTATGGGAGAAGTATATCGCATATCGAGATACGGTAATAAAGTACAGGAACATATGGGTGCCCCGTACCAGATTCCAGGAAAGGATCCTTTATAAGGAGAGGGTGAAAACACTACGTATCAAAGGTCAAACAAAATGGAAAACAGCCAAGGCAAAGCAGGTAGTAAAATACAGATGGGCGTGGTGGCCTATTGTTATTTCATTTATTCTAGGTATATTGCTCCGTTTTTTAATTCAAAAGGGGCTACTTGACAGGATTGCCCTGCTGTTTAAGCTATGAGAAAAAGATTATTTTACGACATTGAGACCTCATTCAATGTAGGAGTATTCTGGCGAACAGGATACAACCTAACCATTAACCCCGGTGATATCATTCATGAGCGTGCAATCATCTGCATCTGCTATAAATGGGAGGGGGAGGAGGAAATCCACAGCCTAACCTGGAGCAAGAGCCAGAGTGATAAGAAAATGATAGAGCAATTTATCAAAGTACTGCATGAAGCTGATGAGATTGTAGCACATAATGGGGATAGATTTGATTTGAAATGGATACGTACAAGAGCTCTAATTCATGGTATCAATGTAATGCCATCCCCTAAGACAATAGATACGCTTAAATGGGCTAAAAAGTACTTTAATTTCAATAGCAATAAACTAGATTATATAGCTAAGTTTCTAAATGTAGGGGCTAAGATGGAAACGGGAGGCCTAGATCTATGGAAGGATATAGTATTCCGTAAAGATCAGGAGGCACTTAACAAGATGGTGGAGTATTGCAAGATGGATGTGCAGGTACTTGAGGCAGTATTTGAGAAACTTAACAGCTATGCCTTAGTTAACCACAACTATGCAGTGCAACATGGCGGTGATAAGTATGAATGTGCTGAATGTGGTGGTACCAATCACCGGTACAATAAGAAAGTAGTCACAGCTGCAGGAACAGTACACCATTGGATAGTATGTAGAGACTGCAAAAAGCACAATAAGATCAATCACCTGGTGTTCATTAAGTATCAGGAGTATCTTTACACCCGAAAGAAAAATATATCTTAAGGCAATCCCTTATTTTTACTGAATTTCTCGCATTAATTTGTGGAAAATTAAATTTTTTTGTGCAAAATATATTGCAGATATGAAACTTTTTGTATCTTTGTCAGGTATTAACACTTAAAAATTTAGTTATGAAACAGTTTGAAAGAGCCCTTGACTTTATCAAGACCAACCAAAACAACGCAGAGACACTTGCTTTATTCCTAGAGCAACTGCTTGTAGAAGCTACTGAGGAAATGACTCAGACAGCATTAGATAACACTGAAGATTTTTTAACCATCCTAAACGCTAACAAATGAAAAAAGAACTATTTGATGTAGTAGCAAGTGTAGCTGTGATCGTGGGTACCATGGCATTAATGTATCACTGTTTAATCTTTATGTTATGCAAGTAAGTATCGAAAACTTTAGAGCATACTTTGACTTCAAAGATGTGCATGGTAGCTGTGAGTTTGAAATCACTAACATTACTGAGGTGGACTTTGATGTAGAAATGAGTGACTTCATGGCAACCGAAGTAGTAGGAGAGGTGGAGCTTGACTATATCCTCACAGATGTAGAACTTAATCAGCTCACACAGGAGATCATTTGGTGTATCCAAGAGACTACCTTAGTAGAAGATATGCAACATCCTGAAGATGACTTTGATGAGGATGAGTGGAGGTATGATGTTTAGAGATGTATCAGAGATGGCTAGATGGTGGACCAAGCAGTCATTTGCAGGAGATAAGGGCGGCTCCTTTAATTTCGCCCTATATTTAGAATATCTTAAATGTAAGAACTCATGTATAGATTATTGTACTACTATGAAAACAGGCTCTCAGAGAGCTACGAATTTCCAACCAAAGCACTCTGCCATTGGCAACTTAACCAATTCAGGGCAGCAGGTACTCACATTTACGGACACTTTGTAATTGAAAAGGTATGAACCAACACAAAATATACAGGGTGCTGAGGCTCCTGCAGATGCTACAGGAAAAGCCCAGGACAGTGATGGGGAT